TGCGGGACTAACCTCCCGTACCGGTTCGATTCCGGTCGCCGGCATTAAATTAAAATCCTGAAACACAAGAGAAATCAAGGGTTTCAGGATTTTTTGTTGCCCTAAAAAATGGGTTTAGGGGCAAAAAAGGGGCAGAATTATAAAATCATGAAATGAGGGTAATAGAATCAATAGTGTTGTTGTCGGTCTGAATAACCTGCTGAGTGACATGAATATATATATCCTTAGTCACATCACTTCTACTATGTCCGAGTCTTCTTGCAATCTGTTCTGGAGTCATTCCGTTCGCAGCGAGCAATGATGCGTGCGTATGACGGAGCTTATGCGGTGAAATCTGATGATTGAGCACAAGCTTAGATTTTCTTTTTAGATAATTATCATACGCAGCATATGATATATATGATCCAGTAGAGATGTCTGGAATAAATAGAGTGGTTGACAGATTCCACTCTAACATCTTTTCTTTCCTCCATAATCGTATCTTTTGGATTACGGTAATCAATTCCGGCTGAATGTGAATATCCCTGATAGAATTATCCGTTTTAGGAGTAGTAACCACATCGTTATTTGAATCATAAGTTTTATCTATGTGAATAGTAAGGTCCTGCAAGCTTACATCAGAATCTTTGAGTGCTGCAAGCTCTCCAAAACGCAGTCCAGTCAGGACAAGAAATTCAGTGACATAATACCAGTGCCACATATTTTGCTTTTGCATATATTCAAGTAGTTTGGCGATTTCTGCTGGTTCAAGATATTTACTTTGTGTATTTTCTTCCTGTGTCTGATCTGTGAATAATTCAAGTTTACTGATAAGCCGGTAATTATCGTGGTAGTCATTTTTATATCCCCAATTAAGCATGGCTTTAAATCTCGTAATATATGTATTGAGCGTTGATATAGGCTTGCAACTGTCAAGGAATCTACTGTTTACATACTGAGCCGATAGATTGTTGACAATAGCATCTTCATCTAAGATATCAAGAACAGAATTGATTATTATATTATTTCTTTTGGTCGTAGATAACTTATATGTCACACATTGAGCTGCGGAATATGCGTCATGCAATTCTCTTAAAGTAGTCTTTTTGTCTGCATATACTGAATCCAATGCAACATCGATTTTGGCATTGAGGATTCTCGCCGCCTTGTTCTTATTCTGCGGTGATGCCTTTTGCATCGTCACAGTGACCTTCTTAACCTTCTCCGTGAGCGGATCCGTGTACCGCTCACAATACTTCACAGTACCGTTCTTTTGTGTCTCACACCACATAATAATTCACTCCTATCTAAATAGGCATAAAAAATAAGCCTATCAAAATGAGAAGGCTTGTGATATAATGTAGTTTGCTGATACGTTATTCATAAGCCTTCGGTTTGTGGGTAACTTCCCTCAGGTGTTGGTAGCATCTGGGGGATTTTTAACAAGTCCTTAGCAACGTCCTCCCGGTATGAGGGAAGTGACAACGCTCTGGACTTTTTTGTTTTGAACTATTTTAAATATAACGTAAAAGACCCCGCATTTCTGCGAGGTCTAAATTCATTAAATAATGACAATTCGTGCCCTATAGACATAATTTCAATATAATTGAATTTTATAACATATTATGCTCGCAGTCAAGAAAAAATACTCTATCTAATAAAAATTTCTTTAATTTTATCATTTAATTTGTTCATGGTAGAATCTGATAACTTTACACCATATAAAGGATCTTTGGGTGTTTTAGGAATCCAGATTCTCATTTTACTTATAGTGCGAATTTGTTTTGGCTTTATTATACTGCCACCTTTCATCATGCTTATTTCTGATCGGTTCTTTTCTAAAATGGCTATGTCTTTGCTTAGTAACCGAATTTTTTCATTCAGTTTCGCAAAAGATGAGTGGGGAACAGGAACTTGCTCAGGTTTTTCTTCTGGAGCGACATCATTCTCAAATGGACCCCAAGCATATCGTTTTATTTCTCCAAGTATTTCTATGAGTTCATCACGATGACTGGACATTTCTTTGAGCATATTATCATATTTAGCAGTCATAGTATTATAAAACTCACTACCAATATTCAGGTCGAATTTACTTATATTTGTACCATCCTTGATAGAACTCAGTGGAATAACTGTAATAGTGTTACTAGCCCGATCGTTTTTATTGTCAATAACAACAGCATAATGAACTCCACCAAGTTCTGCACCAAGATTGAATCCGAAATTGACTTTCACTATGTCGCCCCTGCGGTATGATATATTTTTGCATGGATTAAACTTTTCTTCGTAACTGATGTAAGCGACATATTCTTTGATCCATTTGCATAATAGATCAGCTTTCCTTAATCTTGTATCATCAGCAATATAACCTTCCAACAGGTTATTTAAGAGACGAATACTTTGTTTCTTATTTTGGATAATTTCTTCTTTAGTGTTCTTTTTGCTCATAGGCATTTCCCCCTTTTAGTTTATGTAATTAAAATTTTCCTCTTAATTCTACGACCTTACCAATTATTCGCACTGGCTTAGTCTCTATAGTTTCTTTGTCAAAGAACATCGGAGCATAAGCAGGATTGTTGGATATAAGCTCTAACCCATCTCTATATTTTCTGAGACGCTTGCAAACGGCATCATCACCATTCACAAGGGCAATCACAGTATCACCGTTCTCGGCATCTTCCTGTTGCTTGACAATGACAACATCACCATCTACTATACGAGGTTCCATGCTGTCGCCTTTTATTTTTAATGCGAAGAAGTCACCTGTCTTAGCCAGATCTTCTGATATTTCCTCGGTGTCAATAATATCAGTAACTGCATTTATAGGAATGCCTGCAGCGACACGACCTAGTACCGGGATTTTTCTAGCTTGAATAGCCTGTGATTGCTGAGGAGTATTAATTTCAACCTTTCCATCCAGTAAGGCAAATAAGTCATCAAAATCTATATTCATACCTTGTGCAGCTTGTCGGATGCATTGAATCGATGGTGATATTTCTTTTCCAGTTTTGGGATGTTTATTTTTCTCTAATAAAGAAATGTAAGCTTTACTTATTCCGCTACGTTCGGAGAATGCATCCATACTAAGTGAGTGATCATCTCTGTATTGTTTTATGATATCGCCTAATGTCATTCATCCACCTCCTTTTGTTTACTATATTGTACAGCAATAGCAAAAATATGTCAAACATTTTGAACAAAATTATTGACATACAGTGTTCAACATGTTAAACTTACAATGTCAAATAAATTAGACAAAAGAAAGGAGGTAGAAAGGTGGAATATAAAGTTAAGGAGATTCGTGAAAAAGCTGGTATAACTCAGGAAGATCTTGCCATAAAATCAGGAGTATCAAGGACGATTATATCTGGCCTTGAAAGTGGAACAATAAAAGAGACATCGACAAGAACGCTTAGAAAAATAGCAGATGCTCTTGACAGAAGTGTTAGTGAGTTATTTTTTTAATCAAAATGTCTAATATGTTAGACGAAAAAAAGAAAGGAGAGGCATGAAATGGATATAACCGGAATTAGATATGTAAAAGCTGGTCCATATATGACAAAAGCTGAGATTGCTGAAGCATTTGGAATATCGATAAGAACGGTATGTAACAGATTATCGGAGCTGGCGATATACATTGCAAAAGGAAGATACAGTGAATACACCATATTGGATGGTTTTGGTGTGACATATGTCAACTATCTTGCGCTTGTAGACTTTATGCGATATCGCAAAGAATTGAAAGCCGGCAGAAGAGTACCACCGTTCAATCCTAAGAAAGTTGCGGAAGGTGGGACGGTGTTGCAGGATGCACAGTGAGAAAGGAGAGTGAAGCAAATGAAGAAAAAGAAGATATGCAGATATGCGGTTTATACCATGTGTGCTATTGGTTTATTCCTGATCTTCGGAGCAGCAAACTCAGTTGCGTTCGCCATGGATATGCAGATCATTGAACCATGGTATGCACACCTTGGACAGGCTCTGATCGGTGTGCTGCTGACACTCCCTTATCTGGTAGGCAGGAGAAGAAAAGCATGGTTGAGATGAAAGTGTTATCCAGTCATGAAGAATGGCTCAAGGCAAGAACAAAGATAGGTGGTTCGGATGCTTCGGCTATTGTGGGAATGAACCCATATAAAAGCAATGTGGAGCTTTGGAAAGAAAAAGCATATGGAATTGAACCGGTCGATATATCGGATAAGCCATATGTGAAATATGGAACAGAAGCCGAGCCGCTTCTCCGGGAATTGTTCAAATTGGACTATCCGGAATACCAGGTGTGTTATGAAGAGAATAACATTTGGTTCAATGACAAGTATCCGTGGGCACATGCATCTCTTGATGGATGGCTCATAGATCAGGATGGTCGTAAAGGCATATGGGAATGTAAGACGACGAATATCTTACAGTCCATGCAAAAAGAGAAGTGGGATCACAGGATACCGGATAACTATTACATACAGGTGTTGCATTACCTGATGGTTACAGAGTTTGACTTCGTAATACTTAAGGCACAGCTTAAATCTGTATATGGAGAGAATGTGTACTTACAGACAAGACATTATCCGATAGAGCGGTCGGAGGTTGAAGAAGATATCAAGTATCTGATCGAGGAAGAATCAAAGTTCTGTGAGCATGTACAGATGAAAAGAGCACCGGCACTGAAATTACCGGAAATATAGTAAAGGGGTGAGAACAATGTACTACAGAATTTGCAGTAACTGTGGAGCGAATCTTGATCCGGGAGAGCGATGCGACTGCGAAGAAGAGAGACGGAAACAGACAGAACGGATCATGAGCATGATGAAAATAAACAAAGATGGTCAGTATGAACTGGCTATGGTGGGAGGATGTACATGGAATTAAGAGTGAATGAGGTAGCAATACCGGAGGAGATTAAAGTTTTAAACTTTGAAGAACTTAAGGCTGAACTTAAGGATAAGGCTGAATACTATGGATCTCTTTTATATACAGATGAGCAGATCAAGGATGCTAAGGCAGATAGAGCAATGCTGAACAAATTTAAGAATACAGCGAACTCTGAACGTATCAGAAAAGAGAAGGAATATATGAATCCGTTCAATCAGTTTAAGTCTCAGATTAATGAGCTCATAGCAATCGTTGATAAGCCTATTGCAGTGATAGATGAGAGAATTGCTGCTTACAATGATGAACAGAAAGCACAGAAGAAGAAAGCTATTGAAGAACTGTTTGCCGGCATGGGCTTTCAGAGTTTTGTTACACTTGAAAAGATTTGGGATCCTAAGTGGCTGAATGCATCCACTTCGATGAAAAGCATTGAGGAACAGATGAGAGCAAGAATGTATCAGATCGGCGATGATGTGTATACACTCAGCCAGCTTCCAGAGTTTGGATTTGAGGCTACAGAGGTATTCAAACAGACGCTTGATATAAACAAGGCTATCTCAGAGGCTAAAAGGATGTCAGAGATCGCCAAGGCGAAGGCTGATGCCGAGGCTAAAAAGAAAGCTGCAGAAGAATCACGAAAGGCAGAGGAAGAACGCAAGGCAAAGGAGATCAAAGAAGAACAGACAGTACCGCATGAGCAGGCTGTGACACCGCAAGAACCGGTGCAGAGTGCTGACAGCACACAGGAGAGAATGGTAGTCAGATTTGAGGTATTGCTCACAACGGAAGATGCTTATGCATTGAAAGAGTTCTTTAAGAGCAGAAACATAGAATTTAAAGCTATTTAGGAGGAAAAAAGCATGATAGAGGTAAAAGGAAGTCACTTGAGAATGGAAGGCTCTGAGGATGAAGTAGAATCACAGGTAGCTGCTGTTTTGGCAGGATACACACGATTCTTACATAAAAACTATCCACCGTGTGTTGCAAAAGAGAAATTAGACAATGTTATAAAACTTGGTTCTTTTACAGATGAGGAACTGGACGAGGAGATTAAGAAAACAAAGGAAAAACTTGATCAGTTGTTACATGAACTTTTTAGTTTTAATGAGGAGGACAAATAATGGCAGTTAATAATAGTTTAGTGAAAAAAAGCAAGGCACAGCAGAATTTGGGAATCACAGCATACCTTTCACAGGATGCTATAAAGAATCAGATCAATCAGGTAGTTGGTGGTAAGAATGGACAGCGTTTCATTTCTGCTATCGTATCAGCATATAACACCAACCCTACACTTCAGGAGTGCACAAATCAGTCGATTCTTTCAGCAGCACTTCTTGGTGAGAGTTTACAGCTTTCGCCATCTCCACAGCTCGGACATTATTACATGGTCCCGTTCAATAATACCAAGGCAGGTACCAAAGAGGCACAGTTCCAGATGGGATACAAGGGATATATCCAGCTTGCAATCCGATCCGGTCAGTATAAGAGACTGAACGTAGTAGCCATTAAAGAAGGTGAGCTTGAATATTTTGATCCGCTCAATGAGGACATCAAAGTCAATCTTATGGTTGATGACTGGGACAAGCGTGAAAAAGCTGAGACAATCGGCTACTATGCAATGTTTGAGCTTGTGAATGGATTCAGAAAGACAATGTACTGGAGCAAGGCACAGATGCTTGCACATGCTGATAAGTATTCACAGGCATTCTCAAAAGATGCTACGACAGTCAAATCAAAGTATGGAGAGAAGCAGAAGGTGTCATATGCTGACTATGAAGCTGGCAACTATGACCCTCGTGATGCATGGATGTATTCCTCATTCTGGTACAAGAATTTTGATGGCATGGCTTACAAGACCATGCTCCGTCAGTTAATTTCCAAGTGGGGTGTTATGAGTATTGATCTTCAGAGCGCATTTGAGCGTGATATGACCACTATGGATGGAGATGGAAATGTGACCTATGTGGAAAACGATACAGAGGAATATGTTGATTCAACTGCATCAGAACCGGAAGCAGAACCGGAACAGGGCAAGGAAGAAGCATCTGTTATTGAACAGTCGCAGACTACACAGCAGAATCCTGCCGCCGCTGCACTGTTTTCATAAATAATACTTGTTCATGGCAGATACACACATCACACAGTATAAGCCATTGTATATAGCCCTGCCGCTGATCCGGTGGCAGGGAGAAAGGAGCATTGATTGATGAATCCACAGTGGATAAAGAAAGCATCATTGGACAGAAAGTACAGGAATAAAAAGGTTGAGGTCGATGGGATACTGTTTGACAGTAAGAAAGAAGCAAACCGGTACATGGAGCTTAAGCTGCTTGAGAAAGCAGGAGAGATCACGGACCTCAAGAGACAGGTCAGATACGAGCTTATACCGAGACAGAGAGAACAATCAACTGAGATGTACAAGGCTGGACCTCATAAGGGCGAATATAAGCCCGGTAAGGTCATAGAACAGAGCTGCTACTATGTTGCCGATTTTGTCTACAAAGAGGGTGAGAATATAGTCGTGGAAGACACCAAGGGCATGAGAACAAAAGACTATGTGATCAAGCGGAAATTGATGCTCCACCGTTATGGAATACGAATTAAGGAGGTATAGAGGGTATGATGACAGACCTCATTGAAGAGAAGAAAAAAGAGCTGATATCAACACAGGATGTTGTTTATGAAGTCCTTGAAAAAGATATAGCAGCAAGAAGTAGTGATAACCGGTTGTATTACCTGGTATGTAAGAAGATCGGTGAAAAGCATGGATACAATATTGATCATGTTTCTGTGCCAAAGTTCTTCCTGCATCTGTCAGAGTTCGGCTTACCAACAACCGAGACAGTGAGACGTACAAGACAGAAGATACAGGCGGCAAATCCGTGGCTTGCCAGTAACAGATATGTGAGAAATATGCGGCAGAAGAATGAGCAGGCTTTCAGGGAGTATGCAAGAAAGGGTGACCAGAATGGCAGATGTGAAGTGGATAAAGATTACAACCGGAATGTTTGACAATAGAAAGATCAAGCATTTGAGAAAACTGTCGGATGGAAACAATATTGTTCTTATTTGGATTATGTTACTTACAATGGCAGGAAAATGCAATTCTGATGGAAGAATCTTTCTTACAGAGGACATTCCTTACACAACCAAGATGCTTGCTGATGAGCTTGGATTTAAGGAAAACATCGTAAAACAGGCTATTTTATCTCTTGAACAGCTTGGAATGATCATTAGATCTGGTGATTTTATAACGGTTGCCGGATGGCAGGAACACCAGAACACTGAGGGCATGGATAAGATAAGAGAAAGTAAGCGAATGGCTCAGTCAAGATGGAGAGATAAACAGAAAGCAAAAAAATCTACTGTAGATGGCATTGTAGAATCTACTGTAGATTCTACCGTAGATTCTACGAGATGTCTTGTAGACGATGCAGAAGAAGAAAGAGAAGAAGATAAAGAAAGAGATAAGAGGGAGATAAAAGAAGTAGAAGAAAAGAAAATCGACTATGACTGCATTGTCCAGATGTACAATGCCCATTGCCCTTCGCTCCCGGCTGTTAAGTGTTTATCAGATGCTAGAAAAAAGGCAATCAAGGCAAGGCTTAATCATTACACATTTGATGATTTTGAGGAAATGTTCAAGAAAGCTGAATCGTCGGACTTCTTGAAGGGCAAGAACAACAGAAACTGGATAGCCACATTTGACTGGCTGTTAAAGGATACCAACATGGCAAAGGTCCTTGATGATAACTATGCAAATACAGCACCGACATCAAAGACAAATTATTCCGGGAACAACCGGGTAGCGGATCAGTTGGATGAATCATACAAGATGATGGCTGAATGGGCGCAGGAACGAGCAGAAAAGGGAGGATTCGCAGATGAAGAAAGAGATTGATAATTCAGCAACAAGAAAAATTAAGTTGATCGCAAGACATTATGGCAAGGGTCGTCTGGTCAGACAGTGTATTTCATGCTTTGCATTATTGATCAATGTATTTACCTGGTGGTGGAACAATGAGACGACTAGGAGAGAGGCAAGAAGTGAAACGGCAGAAATGAACAATACACTGGCAGAGCAGATCGCATGGGCTCAGATCACAACTGCTGCACTGGCAGAGTTATTCGGCATAGCAGATCAGGTCGATGAGCAGAGAGAGGTAGTTTTGACTGAGCTTATCGAGAAAGCCAAACAGGAGATCATTTATGAGCATGAAACAAAATAAACGATGTAACACCTGCAGACACAACCAGACCTGTACGCTTTCAGATACAGGCAGAGTATTACATGTCTGTGATCTTGATAATTCGTACATAGACGAGATCCGTCAGATGCATGGCAGGTGTGAAAAGTGGAGAGGAGTAAAGCGGAATGACGGAACAGGAGTTTGCAAAGTTCGCCATGGGGCTGAAAACATACTATCCCAGAGAGAATCTACTGCCGAACAGACCGGCAATGGAGCTTTGGTACAGACAGCTTCAGGATCTGACGTATGAAGTGGCAGAGACAGCACTCAACAAATGGGTATCAACAAACAAATGGTCCCCAAGTATCGCAGAGATACGTCAGATGTGCTGTGAGGTAAGACAGGGAGAGATACCGGCATGGAGTGAGGCATGGGAGACCGTTTTACATGCAATCAGAATGTATGGATCATACAGACCGCAGGATGCAATGATGACACTTGATGATCTGACCGCAAGGACAGTGACACAGATCGGCGGATTTGTGAATATCTGCAGAAGCGAGAACATCGACATTGACCGGGCAAATTTCAGAATGGTCTATGAGGAGCTTGCAAAGCGGAAGCAAAAGGATGCGCTGATGCCTGCAAGGCTTAGAAGTGCGATACAGAAGATACAGAGCAACAGCATGATGATGTTGGAAGGGAGAGAAGATAATGAAAAAATTTGAATTAACAAGTGAATTTAATCTTAACTTTTTTGGTAGAAAATTTTTTAGAATTAAGGCTCTCGTTAATATTGAGAGATACGGTGTAAAAGCTGGTGATTTAGGGGGATGGGTAGAAAAAGAGGACAATTTAAGCCAGAGTGGTAATGCATGGGTATCCGGTAATGCGGTGGTATACGGTAATGCTAAGGTATCCGGTTCTGCATGGGTATACGGTGATGCGGTGGTATCCGGTTCTGCATGGGTATACGGTGATGCTAAGGTATACGGTGATGCTAAGGTATACGGTGATGCGGTGGTATCCGGTTCTGCATGGGTATACGGTGATGCGGTGGTATCCGGTTCTGCATGGGTATACGGTGATGCTAAGGTATACGGTGATGCTAAGGTATACGGTGATGCGGTGGTATCCGGTTCTGCATGGGTATACGGTGATGCGGTGGTATCCGGTTCTGCATGGGTATACGGTGATGCTAAGGTATACGGTGATGCTAAGGTATACGGTGATGCGGTGGTATCCGGTTCTGCATGGGTATACGGTGATGCGGTGGTATCCGGTTCTGCATGGGTATACGGTGATGCTAAGGTATCCGGTAATGCGGTGGTATACGGTGATGCGGTGGTATACGGTGATGCTAAGGTATCCGGTAATGCGGTGGTATACGGTGATGCTAAGGTATACGGTGATGCGGTGGTATACGGTAATGCTGATTATGCGGTGATCAAGGGCTTTGGAACCGTATATAGACCAACAACATTTTTTAGATGTCATGATGGTGAGGCAAGGGTTACATGTGGCTGCTTCTATGGAACAATTGACGAATTCCGGGAACAGGTTAAGCGAACCAGAAAAGGTAAGGTTGCAGATGAATATCTGAAAATTGCGGACTTGATGGAATATCATTTTAAGAAAGAGGACAGTGGTGAGAATGTATAAATGCATTGACTGTCAGGCAGAGTTCGAAGAGCCGGACATGGAAAGAGAGTGCATGGGTGAATATCATGGACAGCCGGCATATGAGTACCGGGCTATATGCCCCTTATGCGGATCCTGTGATTTTGAGGAGTTGAAAGAACTCCGGAGCAGATAAAAATAAATTAAAGAAAGGAGCCGAACCTCCGGCCGGGGTAACGATATATCGGGTTCCTTTAAAAAAAATGAATGAAGAAAAAGACGATTTGATCCTTCGTGTATTTGGCGAGGATGGAGAGCTGGACATTGATAAGCCAGATGAGGGGCTTGCTGAGTACAAGCAGCGAAAGAAAGAAGCGAGAGATCGCATGATTGCGTTACAGAGACAACCGTATGAGGTCAAAGTTGCACGATCAAAATTAAGAGCCTATGAGTTCATAGAGCAGATGGACAAGCGAGATAAAAATGCTCATGTGAGTGTGGGCGGACTTGATAGTATCACACTACACGTATTCCTGAAGTCGATAGGAATCAATGTTCCAGCGGTATCGGTATCATCTCTGGAAGATAAGAGCATACAGAGGGTACACAAAGCTCTTGGAGTAACGATTTTGAAGCCGCTTAAGACAAAAGTAGAAGTGCTCAATGAAGTTGGATTCCCGGTTATCAGTAAGAGAATAGCTGGCAAGATTGCCCTACTTCAGAACCCTACAGAGAACAATAAGACCGTCAGACATGCGATTATCACAGGGGAATGTGGAGAGCTTGGACACTTTCAGAAAAACAGTCGCATGAAGCTTCCACAGAAGTGGCTTAATCTGTTTGGCGGATATGAGAACGAGAATGAAGGGGTTATGTATTACAAACCGAATTTCAAGGTATCAAATGATTGTTGCTATTATTTGAAAGAAAAGCCATGTGACGACTGGGCAAGAGAACATTCAAGTTATCCGTTCCTAGGAATGATGGCATCTGAAGGTGGGCAGAGAGAAGAAGCACTTACAGATCATGGGTGCAATTACTATGGCAAGACAGTAATGAGATCAGCACCATTTGCACCATACCTCAGAAATGACATTTTAAGACTTGCGCAGGAGATGGATGCCTGGTATCACGATCACACAGATGTGTTTGCAAAGCTTTATTATGAGCAGCCATACAGCAAGGACAAGGATGGAAATGTAATACCGTATGAACCGGTTGATACGATCATACCAGCTATATATGGTCAGATTGTGAATGATAACGGAGAACTTAGGACAACAGGAGCACAGAGAACCGGATGCAGTATGTGTGGTTTTGGAATACACATGGAAGAACGACCGCACAGGTTTGACAGGCTCAGAGAACGGAACCAAAAGGAATGGGAGTTTTACATGTACCGGTGCTGCACGGATCCGAAGACTGGTGAGAAGTTCGGTTGGGGAAGAGTGTTAGATTACATAGGTGTCGCATGGGAAGATGAACCAGCGGTACAGATGAATATTTATGATTACCCGGAGGTGCAGCCATGATAAACGGAGAACTTATCGTTGATAACTTCGCCGGTGGTGGTGGAGCATCAACAGGAATTGAGATGGCTACAGGGTACAGTGTTGATATAGCAATCAATCATGATCCGGAAGCCATAAGGATGCATAAGGTCAATCATCCAAACACAAAGCACTACTGTGAAAATGTGTGGGCGGTTGATCCAGTGAAAGCATGTGAGGGGCATCCGGTAGCTCTTGCCTGGTTCTCCCCAGACTGTAAGCATTTCAGCAAGGCCAAAGGTGGCAAGCCAAAAGATAAGAACATCAGAGGGCTGGCATGGGTAGCATGCAGATGGGCGGCACTTGTGAGACCGAGAGTGATTATGCTTGAGAATGTCGAAGAGTTCAAGACATGGGGACCACTCAACAGAGGACATCATCCAATAAGGGCAAAGCAAGGTGATACATTCAGACAGTTTGTAAAGCAACTTAATGATCTGGGATATGAAGTACAGTTCAGAGAACTTGTGGCGGCAGACTACGGAGCACCGACCAAGAGAAAAAGGTTCTTTATGATCGCAAGATGTGATGGAGTACCTATCATGTGGCCAAAGCCTACACATGCACCGACAGACAGCGAAGAGGTCAAGATGGGACTGCTCAAACCTTATGTTGGAGCATATACACAGCTTGATTTTAGCCTACCATGCCCAAGTATCTTTGATACATCAGAGGAGATCAGGGAGAAGTATGGTATCCGGGCGGTGAGACCACTTGCGCCAAAGACTATGCAGAGGATTGCAAGAGGGCTGAAGAAGTTCGTTCTGGACAATCCAGAGCCATTCATCATTCAATGCAATCATGGCGGCGATAGAAAGCCACAGGACATAAGAGATCCAATGCCGACAATCACAGGCAAGCATGGATATGGAGTTGTAGAACCATATATTGTTCAGATAGGTCAGACTGGATTCTCTGCAGATCGTAGCAAAGATGTGAGAGAACCTCTTACAACTATTGTCAGCAAGAATGAGCACTGTCTAATAAGTCCTACACTTATTCAATATCATTCGGAGACCAATTCAGATGAGGTAAGAGGTCAAGGTATAGAGAATCCGATCATGACAGTAGACAGCTCAAACAGATATGGCCTTGTGACTTCGTTCCTCAGCAAGTTTTACAAGACAGGGATAGGGCAGGATGAGAGAGAGCCACTGCATACTGTGACAACATCAGCCGGACATTTTGGAGAGGTCAGAGCATTCCTGATTAAATACTATGGTGAGGGTACAGGACAGGATATAGAACAGCCACTTGACACAGTGACATCAAGAGACCGGTTCGGACTTGTAACAATCCAAGGCGTTGAGTATCAGATTGTGGATATTGGTCTCAGAATGCTTGAGCCAAAAGAACTGTATGGATGTCAGGGATTTCCGGATGATTACATCATAGATCATGACAGCACAGGTAAGACATATTCAAGAAGCGAACAGGTTAAGAGATGTGGAAATGCAGTCTGTCCACCTATACCGGCGGCGATGGTGAGGTCGAATCTTCCAGAGCTTTGTGTAAGAAAGAGGATGCCAAACATGGGGATAGGCGAAGAAGAGAATGGACAGTTGTGTTTTGTGTAACGGGTTTGAGGGGATTTGAACCCCTCGGTGCCCAAATTTTTTACTTACCACCTGCTCCTGCCGCATGGTTCCAAACGCAAAACCCGCACACACCTGCGCCCAATATAAGCTTTTTTATAAAATCATAAATTGTCATAATTGTACCTCCTGAAACTGTAAATTTAAACGTTAAATTACTGTTCAGTTTGCGCTCAAAAATAACAGAGCAGCATGAAATAAATAAAGTAAGTAAAAATGTTATTGGCATATTTATGATTATTATATTCCCCAATACATACAAAATCAAGGAAAGGAGAAACAACATGACGAATTTTGAGATAGAAATTATATACAACATGACGAATTTTGAGATAGAAATTATATACAACATGATCTGCCGACCGGGGCAGGTCGTGAAGATACTCACAAAAGCTGGAAAAGAGGAGAACATCCCAGTGAAGTCTTGGAAGAAATGGACCATTGTGGAGGTTTACGATTACCATGTACTGATGAAGAGTGAATACGGCTACCGGGAGAGCTTCACTAGAATAGATATTGTTGAGATGATCAGGAGAGGAGAGATTCGATGGAAATAGTACCAGTACAGGATAAGAGCTGTGAGGCATGCAAATACCAGAGCAAATATAAAACAGATGAACCATGTGTACACTGTACCAAGAATGCGACGGACGAATATAAAATAATGACAAACGGAGATTACATCCGGTCACTCAGTGATGTGGATCTTGCGCAGATTGTAATGTGCCCGAATGAGATAGGGTTTGATGAAGTAGAATGCCACAAGCATGATAAGTTTTGCCAGGAATGTACATTGAACTGGCTTATGGCAGAAAGAGAGGTTGAGGTGGATGAAAATATATGAATATAAGGGCAAGCATTATAGTGAAGAAGACACGTCTCTTTATGATGAGGATTATGGTGGAGATTTATATGATCTGTATTGGGAATTAAAGCAGGATGGTAAATGTGATGAGGATACGGTTTATTATGCACAACCTGATGGAGAAAATAACTATTCAAGTCCAGAAGAATTGATTGAATCAGAGTTTTCGGACTTAGTAATTGATGAGGAGGAGAGTGACGATGATGAAAGATAGGTATTTATTCAAGGCAAAGAGAGTTGATAATGGAGAATGGGTTACAGGATATTATGTAAAAGGTTTAGATATGTATGACAAAGAAGTTCATCTAATATTTGAACCTGCCACAATATTTTATTCTAATGGCGAAACAGATGGGTGGAACGAAGTAGACCCATCCACAATCTGTCAATGCATCGGCATGAAAGACAAGAACGGCGAGTTGATTTGGGAGAATAATATTGTGGAACTCTTAGGACATAGAGGAGTTATCAAATTTACATGTGGCGGCTTTGGCATTGGATATCGAAAAAATATTGATTGGGAAGAAATACAAGCCAATATCATGCGTATTACAGGATGTGAAAACATTTTATATGCTTGCGAAAACGATAATTATATATCATTGTGGGAAATCTATTGGAATTTTAATGATGAGGATGATTCGGTAAATACAGTAGAGGTTATCGGCAATATTTTTGACAATCCGGATTTATTAGAAATGGAGGTGTAAGATATGCCAAGAATACCAGATAGTATAGCAAGTGAGCCGGAATGGAATAGAGCAAGTCGAATATCAGATAAACTTGGCAGGTCGAAATATCCGGCGTTATGGGCGTTCAGATTCATCCGTGAGTGGGAGCGCATCACGGCTCAAATCAGAAGTGAGGTGAATTATCATGGCTAAGTCGGATAGAAAGTTACATGAGGCAAGAATGGCTGGTGCAATATGGATCATGAAGCTGATCGAGGATAAGGGCATGGAAGAGGCTAAGAAAGAGCTTGCAGCAAGGAGAGCCATGTTCATTCCGTTAGAGATCAACCAGGCACAACTGGAAGAATCAGTTGAGAAGATCAAGATGAATACGATCGATACTGTGCTGATTATGTCTTGTATGGTGTTGAGAGATGAGTTTGGATTTGGGCAGAAAAGGATCAAACAGTTCTTTGACCGATTCAATTTGAAGACAGAGTGTATATGTGATGGAGATGTGATCTGGGATGATTTCATAGATGCACTGAGGGAAGAAACCGGAATAGAGTTTTCCATCAGGGAAAATAAGTAAGTGAGGTGATAAGGTAGTGAATATAGCGAAAGAGTACCTGAAACAGGTAGAAACGCTTGATGCGAAAATACAGCAGAAGAAGATAGAATTAGATAGCCTTAAAGGCAATGCAATAGGCTTAGGGGCATTTGACTATTCAAAGGAAAAGGTACAGACAAGTGCATCTGAATCAATAAGTGGAAAAATAGCGAAGTATGTTGATTTTGAGAGAGAGCTGCAGGAGGATATTGTAAGATTTGCGGAACTCAAGCATAGAGTGATCAATCAGATCCACAGTTTGAACAACCCTATCTACATGAAGATTCTGTTTAAAAAGTATATTGAGTATAAGGGGCTGAAAGAGATATCGGAAGAACTCGGCTACTCATACGACCATATCCGCAGGGTACATGGATGGGCATTGTTAGATTTCCAGAGAAAAAATTTATAATTTTGCCACAAAATGCCACATTCAAACGTGCTATACTGGTATGGTAAAATTATATAGTATTGATTCATAAGGGACATAGCCGTTGCCATAAGCCTGTGTCTCTTTTCTTATGCCCAGTGGTTATACAAACCCTCTCCCACCCCTTTAATGTGAATGATAATCTCTTGCCACTGGGCTATTTTGTTTGATATATGATTTGGGAGAGTGTGAAGAAAGTAACAGCTTCAAACCTATACTGAAGCTGAGAAGGTGATAGAGATGGAGATTGAGAATGTATCAGTCGAAAATTTAATACCATATGCCAAGAATGCAAAGAAGCATCCGCAGGAACAGGTTGAGCAGATCAAGCAGTCTATCAGTGAGTTTGGCTTCAATGATCCGCTTGCAGTTGATGAGAACAATGTTCTGATAGAGGGGCATGGACGACTTATAGCTGCTAAAGAGCTTGGATATACCAAACTGCCATGTGTCAGACTTACTGACCTTACAGAGCAGCAGAAGAAAGCATATATTCTGGCACACAATAAACTGACTATGAACAGTGGTTTTGATCTGGATCTGCTTACACAAGAGCTTACAGATATAGCAGATTTTGATATGTCAGACTTTGGCTTTGATGTTCCTGATCTTCTCGATGGCGAGGATGACGATGCCGGATATTACGGAGATGAAAGGGAACGGACATATGAGGCATACAACCTTGATGATTTTGATGGAGCAAGGGCAGAGGGATTTTACCAGATGCCGGTCATTGAGGCACAGGATGCAGAGCCGGAAGAATTGATATCATTCAATTATGTACTATCCACAAAGAAGCGTAAATGTGGAGTACATTTTTACATTGATGACTACCAGTTTGAACGGATCTGGAACAGCCCACAGCAGTATATGGACAAGCTGAGAGAGTTTGACTGTGTATTCACTCCGGATTTTAGTCTGTATATGGATATGCCAATGCCTATGAAGATATGGAACGTATACAGGAGTCGCCTCATCGGTCAGATGATGCAGGATTGTGGGATAACAGTAATACCAACGCTTTCATGGGCGGAGAAAGAATCTTACATGTTTTGCTTTGATGGAATACAGCAGGGTGGAACGGTTTCGGTATCGACTATTGGAGTGAAGTTAGATGACGAAAATAAGCAGATGTGGTATAATGGAATGACAGAAGCACTAAAAAGAATCAGACCTAAGAGAGTACTTGTATATGGTGGAGATATTGGTTACAAATTCCCTGATAGTGTTCAGGTGAGATATTATGAGAATAAGACATTTAAGAGAGGATAGGTGGGATATATGTTAAAAGAAACATTTTTACATCATATGAAGAAAGCTCAGGCTTTTAGAATTGGAGATTATTCCATATATTATAGTCCGGCATCAATCGTTAATTACGATACGGATGAGGAGATATCATTTAAGAATATAGATGATCTCTATGAGAATGGGATGCTTGGGGATAAGAAACTTAAAGATTTTTGGGAATCTGAGGAGGATGCATTTCACAATCCTTTATGTATGTGTGTGAATGACGACAGTAGTTTGTGGTTCCCAATAGAGGAAGAATAGATATTATACAGATAAAGTATATTAGGACACTTCAAGAAGAAGTGTCCTTTTTTCGTGGAGGTAAAACAGTTGGGCGGCAGAGGAGCAAGCGCATTTTCAGATAGGGCAAAACAAGGAGATAGAGGACTAGCATTTTCAGGTGGAAAAGGTAAACCATCTGATAAGATGTTTCCTTCCTGGATGAATGGGGCAAAAAATACAGGAAGTATAGACAGGGTTATCAAGAATTTTAACGAAAAACATACACAAAGTGCTAGGGAATGGGGAGTACAAGTGGATGATAATGGATATGTGACACATTATTACAAGGGTTCCAGAGGTAGTGTGAGCTATGACGCATCTGAAAGCGAGGGTAAACATTTTATACATAACCATCCTGCACATGGATGGGGTAATTTTAGCGGAACAGATCTTGAAACATGGGCAGGTAGTGGACAAAAAGCAGTAACAGCGAGCAGCAGAAACGAATTGCCACCTAAAGGTATAAATCCCAAGCTATACAGTAAAAGAAGAGCAGGAACATATACAATTAAAAAGAAATCACATTTTAAAGCTGCGGAGTTTAGCAAAGCTATTCATAGTGTTAAGGTAAGCAGTGATAACTATGATGCAGATCTCAGTAAATGGCTTAGCAGAAATGCAAAGAAGTATGGATATGAATATTCATATAAGCCGGCAAAGAATAAGGTGTAAATAGACAAGAAAGGTAAAATTATGGGTGGACGTGGAGCGAGAAGCGGAATAGATACAAAAGGGAAGAGGTACGGCACAGAATACCGGACGGTACACCAAATAGATGATATTAAATTTGTTGTACAGAATGAGCAAAAGCCAGTAAAGACTCCAATGGAAACCATGACGAAGAACAGAATTTATGTGACTTTAGGCAAGGATGGAGAACCTAAGTCCATTACGTCATATGATAGAAATGGAAAGAGAGAACGACAGATAGATCTAACACATTACCATACAGTTAATGGTACTAAAACTAAGCCACATACACATATGGGATATGAACATGAAGAGAATGGAACGAGAAAGCCGTCAGTAAAAGAAAAGAAGACAATTGACAAAGTAATGAAAGCGTGGGAAAATTATAAACAGGGGAAGTAGTTTACGAGTGAGAACAATGGGTGCAACTAAATAATGCACCAGTGCAACAAGATAAGCCACTGGGTTGTGAGTACACAGGTGAGGTTGTGACAGAGGAGTCGGTTGAAATCCGTCCGCCCCTATTTGGAGCTTTTGCTATAACAGCAAGGCTCCATTTTTTGTACTCTTTTTTAGATCATATGAAAGGTAGGTGAAATGGATGGGAAAGAGCATAAAAGACATGACAAAAGAAGAACGACAGGAAGCAGGAAAGAAAGGCGGAATCAACTCAGGAAAGACAAGAGCCGCAAAGAAGCAGATGAAAGAATCACTTGAAACGATCCTGTCCATGAGCCTGAAGAAAGGCGCAGTTACTAATATAGATAATATAAAGAACATAGCTGATATTAAGGGCAGAAATATAACAGTTCAGGATGCTATATTGATCGGACAGGTACAGAAAGCCCTCAAAGGTTCTATAGCCAGCGCAGAGTTCATCCGAGACACAGTAGGTCAGAGACCGGAAGATATTATTAATCTGAATACTGATGGCGAAGATATGACGTTAAATATCAATGTTTCCTATGGCGACAATGAAGCAGTAAGCATGGAGGTTGACAATGAAGACAAGTAAAAAGCTGTACCAGTGGGATACGGACCAGTATTTTATTCAGGTTGAAGGTAACTATATAGATTATACGATCAAGGAAGAAGTATATAGGGTTGAGGTATCAGATGGTAAATGCATGATACCAGACGAGCTGCTTCAGGAGAGCGGCTTACATACTGTATATGAATGCTTTAAGAATGGAACAAGATCGGCATACAGATTTAATGTCACTGAAAGACCGGTACCACCTGATTATATTTATACTCCGACCAGACAGGAAACATTTGAAGATCTTGTTAATAAGGTCAATGATGCTGTTACTCTGATGGAAGAACGTGCCGAACGTGGAGATTTTAACGGAAAAGACGGAAACGATGGCGCAGATGGTCATGACGGAGCAGATGGAGAAAAGGGAGATAGAGGAGATCCGGGCGAGAAAGGGGAAAAGGGCGACAAGGGAGATCCTGGCGCCCCATACGATGATACAGAATTAAGAAAAGAATATGAGCTGTTTAAGAGTGACATCGAGAAAGAGATGATTGAAGTAAAAAAATCTGTCAGTGATAGAAATACCAAGATAGCCACAGCTATCACTGAAAAAGGAGTGGCTACAGAACCAACAGACTCGGCGGACGTGATGGCGGAGAATATTAAGAATATACAATCAGAAAGGTATGGTGTCGTTGGATATGTTGATACAACCATACAGGCGGTTGGCAAAATAGCAATGATATATGGATTATATACCATGGAAGAACAGGAGGCATAATGAGTATATTAGGGTATAAGACTATAAAACTGTATAAAACGAAGGTTACACTGGGCAGCAGCTCAGAAGAATATGAGGCAGATATCACAGACGATAAGATGCAAGAGATTGCTACAGCGTTAAGCTGTAATTTATTGATAATCACGAGTGGTAGTAAGTGGTTGTTATATAAAGGAGAAAACACAGAAAATGGTTGGTTATGTCAGATTGCCAGTGGCTATTTTGAAGTTCGTAGATATATCAATGATCAGGCAACGACAGGCACTTCTATGGGTAGTAATTTAATGTGCAGAGTACAGATTGCTAATTCGACCTCTATCAAAAGATTAGTTTTAAATTATGCAACAGGGAAGAATGGAGCATCACTTTTTAAATTTGCAAGTGATGGAAATGTTGATTTATCGTATTGTATAGCAGTAGCAACTGTTGCTGGAACTGATGAAAAAATTGCTGTATATGGATATATTTCAGCCGGAAGCTATATGCTCTCATTGTCTGACAACACATCAGCATCTTACAATTTAAGTAATGTGTATGGATTTGCTGACAATATGGTTCTTATGAGTGCGATTGCATTAAAAGATAAAAATGCAATCGTTGACGGACTTTATAGATGCGACATAAATAAATACACAGATGATCACTATGTGTTTGTTTTAGATAATAAAAAATATATGGCAAGTGATGGTGGAACTAATTGTAAGTGGGCAATCGAACTTGATGATAGCATGCTTGAATAGAAGGTTGTGATAAATGAATGAACATAAAAGTTGAACTTAATCCTGCATTTCGGGAGGTGAACAGGAGTAAACGGAGATATATAGTTATGAAAGGATCAGCCGGATCTGGGAAAAGCGTTGATACAGCTACTAACTATATATTGAGACTGCTTCAGGACCCGGGCAGGAATTTATTATGTGTAAGAAAATCGGATATAACAAACAGGGATAGCACTTTTGCAGAATTGCAGGGTGCTATTTTTCGTATGTTCGGTGATAAGTATGAGAAGTATTTTGTTATCAAACAGAACCCACTCATGATCGAATGCAAGGCAAACGGCAATCAGATCATATTCAGAGGTGTGAATGATGATAAACAGCGAGAAAAGCTGAAATCTATTACATTCAAGCGTGGAAAGCTCACGGATGTATGGATAGAGGAAGCCACAGAGCTTATGCAGAGTGATTTTGAGATTATAGATGACCGTCTCAGAGGTAAGCTGCCACCGGGGCAGTTTTACCAGATCAAGATGACATTCAACCCTGTATCAGCAACCCACTGGATAAAGAAGAATTTCTTTGATATCGAGGATGAGAATGTACTGACACATTCCAGCAATTATGTCAATAACAGGTTTATTGATGCGGCATACAGAGCCAGAATGGAAAGGCGTAAGAAAGTAGATCCAGAAGGATACAGAGTGTATGGACTTGGAGAATGGGGAGAAGTCGGCGGACTTATCCTTACAAACTATGTTGTTGAGGACTTTGATACAGATCACAGCAACTTCGATTATGTAGTAAATGCACAGGATTTCGGATTCAATCATGCGAATGCTTTACTTGAAGTTGCATTCAAGGATGGCGAATTGTATATATGCAAAGAGCTTTATGTATACGAGAAAGACACAAATGAGATTATACAGATGGCAGCCGAAAAGCAGTTTGATAAAAAACTCAATATGTACTGTGATTCAGCGGAGCCGGACAGAATCAAGATGTGGCAGAAAGCTGGATATAAGAGAGCCAGAGGAGTTCTGAAAGAGCCGGGAAGTGTACATGCTCAGATAGATTATCTGAAGCAGATACCAAAGATACATATACATCATAGCTGTACAAATACCTATGATGAGATCCGGCAGTGGAAGTGGCAGCTTGACCAGAAGACAAATGAGTATACAGATGAGCCGGTACCATTTTTCGATGATGCAATGGCAGCACTCAGATACTCAATAGAAGATATAAGAAGAAACAGCCGTGTGAAGCCTAGAAAGAAGCCGAGAGGCTTGTAAAGGCTATCAGGCAGAAAGGAAACGCAATGGCAATATACATAGATCCGGCAATGGTACCGGACTTAGACAACATAGATTCAAAAGTGTTCAAATACCTCATACAGAAGCATAAAAGGCAGCTTGCCAGATGGGCTAAGTGTAAGGACTACTATGAAGGCAGACATGCAATATTTGCTCCGAATGAAAGCGACGATGAGGATACGGTGAAATTCAACGTAAACTACGCAAAATATGTGGTTGATGTCGGACTTGGTTACTATCTTGGTGAACCGGTCAAGTACAACAGTGATAAGGCAGATAAAGCCGATCAGAAGCGAAAGGAACTTGATGGAGGCGTAAAGGCTTCTATCAGGAATGGTAGTGTAAAGTTGTATGATCCGGATCTGGCGCAGAAGATTGATATAAGCCGGATTCAGGATGTATACGACAATGAAACCATATCAGAGATAGATTCCAAGGTAGGTAAGTCTATAGGCATATATGGAGAAGCTTATGAACAGCTCTATGCGAATAGTGATGCCAGCCCGGAGCCACGAAGTACGGTTGTTAGTCCAATGAACTGTATCATGGTCAGAGACAATACTGTAGAGCATAATAAGTTGTTTGCAATCATTTACGAGATACAGGAAGATTTGAACGAATCCAAGTATTATTCCATCACAGTATGCAACGACCACAATATCAAAGAATACAAGAGTCAGGATCTTGATAACTTTGAATTTTATCTTGTTGAGGGCAGTGAGCAGGAACATTTCTTTGGTGAGGTTCCTGTTGTGGAATATCAGAACAATGACGAGCGGCAGGGCGACTTTGAGCAGATCATTCCTATGCAGGATGCTCTCAATGAGCTCTTTAGTGATCGTGTGACGGACAAGAAGAAATTTGTCAACAGTATTTTGGCTATGTATGGTATGACATTGGATGATGAGGATACCAAGAACCTTAAAAAGGAACGCTTTCTGGATGGTTTGCCTTTGGATGGAAAGATTGAATATATACAGAAAGCATTTGATGAGAACAGCGTTGCAGTGCTTTGTAATGACATTATCCGGGAGATCCACAAGATGACCCTTACCGTTGATATGACAGATGAGAACTTTGCCGGAAACAGTTCTGGACAGGCTCTTATGCTTAAGCTTATGGTTATGAATATGCTCGTTAAGAATAAGATGAGAAGCCTTGAAAAGGGGCTTAAGAAACGGTTTGAAATGTACAATCATTGGCTCAATGTTAAGGGTGATATGCCACTCATAGACAAGAAAGAACTTGATGTGGTATTCACAGTGGCTATGCCAATAGATAAGCAGTCTATTGTTACAATGGTAACTCAGCTCCGTGGTATCGTGGATGACAAGACATTATTGTCACAGCTTTGGTTCATCAAGGATGTTGATGAGGTCATGGAAGCTGTAAAGAAGCAGAAAGCCGAAGAACAGCAGCAGTATCTTGCAACCTTTGGCAACCAGAGAGCAAGGGACATGGAAACACCTGTCAAAGATGATGAGGATAAGACCGAGGATAAAGGCTCTGAGGAAGAGTAGGTGATCTATGGGCGACAACTACTGGGAGAAAAGGGCTATCAACATTGAGAAACTGACACAGGAACGTGCAGATGTGGATATCATGCATGTAAATAAGCTGTTTGATGGAGCTGTAGAGATCATAGAGAAGCAGATAGATGAAATATTTGATAAGTATGCTCGTGATTCAGGATTGACACAGGATTCTGCGCTTAAATTGCTCAATGAGAAGCAGACAGATGCATTGCGCCGCAATCTCATGACCACACTTGCACAGTGCCAGGAAGAAGTTGCGAGACAGGCAATACTTGCAAGACTCAATGCTCCGGCTTATGCGGCTCGGATATCAAGGCTGGAGGCTCTGAAAGATTTGGTATACTCACAGGCTTACATTGTTGGTGCCGATGCGCACAGAAGGCTTGAGAACAGGCTTATAGATACATATGAGCAGAGCTACTACAGGAGCATATACGACCAGCAGAGAAGAACAGAGACAGGCTTTGACTTCACGAAGCTGGCTGACAGGGATGTACAGGCGGCCATAGCCACCAACTGGGCGGGCTCCAACTATTCCAAAAGGATATGGAAGAATACCGACATGCTGGCGAAAAGCCTTGAGCAGGTCATAACACAGGGACTTATGACCGGTCAGAGCATCAGGAACATGGATCTTGCGCTGGAAGCGAAGATAGACGGCGGCAGGTACAATATAAACAGAGTAATCCGCACCGAGGTGAACCACTGTTGCAATCAGGGGACATTGATGTCATACAAGGCGGCAGGGACACTCAGGTATATTTATCTTGCTACACTTGATATGAGGACATCATCCATATGTCGGAGCTTAGATAAAGAGGTATTCTTCGTTTCCAAAGCAGAAGTAGGTGTAAACTTCCCCCCGATGCATCCAAATTGCAGATCAACAACCATGGCATATCCAGAGGATGGGATTTTTCCTAAAGAGAGAACTGCAAGAGATCAAGAGACCAACAAGAATATTCATGTGCCGTTTGAAATGAGTTATGCACAGTGGTACAGGAAGTATGTGTTGGAGAAGAAAGATGTTGATAATACAAAAAATGGTGATAATATAAGAGATATAATGTTTAAAGCGTCAAAGTCGGATGTAAACATTATTCGAGATGAAAAAGCTGTTGTTGACGCATACTCACAGTTGCCAGATAAAGTGCAGAAAGCAATGGCTGATGTAACCTTTAATATGGGGCAGAATGGCAGTAGTTGTGATGTAAAAAAAGGCATTATCAACATTGCCAAAGGCGCTGGGAAAGAGGATATAGATCATGAATTTGGACACCTGATAGAAGAACGCATGATGGATCCTAAAATTGTGGAAAAGTATAAGAAATACTTAACTGAGGGATTAAGCGATGCAGATATTACTTCGGAAATATATGAAAATGATTCAGGTGAAAAATTCAATATTTATATATTGCATGGTGATAAGTTTATAAGCGAATATCAAGGCAGATTATATATTGATAGCGTAACTGAGGCTATCACCCCAGATGGTAATTTAAATACAGAATTTATGTGGGAGGCTATTTCAGAGCTTTTCAGAGTGTATCAAAAGGACAAAACAATGCTCAATGAGTACGAGATCAAATTGATAGAGGAGGCATTAAGATGACTTTAAAAGAAGAGTTTTTAAGTATTACATCATATGAGGAATATGATAAGCAGAGAGAAAAATTTAGGTCATTGCCTAGAGATTCGGAGGTTAGAGCACATTTGGACAAACTGTATGGTCCAGGATACGTAGGCGGAGATATAGCCAATGGAGTTATAGAAGAACTATATAAGCCCGGAAAAAGGCATATAGGAGAAGAGTAGAAAAGAATGCTAGATGTGATTACAAGCACTGTACAGAGATGTATGGTGCTTTTTTAATGCAAAAAATAGGAGGATGAAAGAATGCAGAAGTATATTGGAACAAAACAGATTGAGGCAAGACCGATGACCAGAGGAGAATATAACATCTACAGGGGCTGGCAGATACCGGTAGACGAAGATCCAAACGATAAGGGATATCTTGTCAAGTATTCAGATGGGTATGAGAGCTGGTCACCGGAGAAGCAGTTTGATGAGGCATACAGACCATGTGACAACATGACGTTTGGGATTGCTCTTGAAATGCTCAAGAAGGGCTTCAGAGTTGCAAGAAAGGGTTGGAATGGCAAAGGAATGTTTGTTGTATTCCAGAAGGGATATCCTGATGGCATACCATGTAACAAGCAGACCGCAGAAGCCTGGGGAATCAGCGAGGGTGACTTATTCAAGTGTAACCCATATCTGCAGATCAGATGTGTTGATGGTTCACATTCTATGTGGGTGCCGAGTATAAACGATTGCCTTGCTGAAGATTGGGTAATAGTGGAGTAGAAACAGAATAATTGTTAATTCAGACCATGATAAAAACATGGTCTTTTTTATTGTCAAGGAAAAGACATTAAAACCTCAACAGCAAGGCATGAACTTGCTGGGGATATATCAATAGACTACTGGCAGGCATGAACTGGCAGGCACAAAGAGAAAGGAAACAGAAAAATGGATGAAACACAGCAGAACATGAACGCACAGACACAGCAGGGTACCGGAGCAGATCAGACCGGAGTACAGGCACAGGGAACACAGCAGAATCAGGCAGGAACGACAGGAACTGCAACACTTGAGACTGTATTGGAATCCATGACACCAGAGGAAATTCTGGCAAGACCAGAGTTCAAAAAGGCTGTTCAGTCAGTAACAGATGCGAGAGTTACACAGGCACTTACGACAGCTAAGGCAAAGTGGGACAAGGAAGCTCTTGAAAACCTTGACGAGGCTAAGAAGCTTGAAAAGATGACAGCGGATCAGAGAGCTAAGTATCAGTTTGATAAGGATAAGGCCGCCTTTGATGCTGAGAAGAAAGCATTTGAAAGACAGCAGCTTGTACTTGCAACAGGCAAGGAGCTGATGAAGAGAGGTCTGGATGCTTCATTTGCTGAAGTTCTGACCGGAAGTACAGCAGAAGAAACAGCGGATAAGATTGATAAGTTTGAAGCATCTTTCAGAACAGCCGTTGCGGATTCTGTAAGCGACAAAATGAGAGGAACAGCACCAAAAGATAAGAGCCAGACAACAAAGCTCACTATGGATGGCATTAAGGCTATGAGCATGGAAGAGATCAATGCGAACTGGGATGAGGTGCAGAAAGTCCTCAAACAGAGCAAATAAGAAATAGAAAGGACGATGAAATATGTCAGTAAAGAATTTTATTCCACAGATTTGGAGTGCAAGACTTCTTGCACATCTTGACAAGGTACATGTATATGCAGGACTTGTCAATAGAGACTACGAAGGAGAAATCAAGAATTTTGGTGATACAGTAAAGATCAACCAGATTGGCGATATCTCAATCAAGAAGTACACAGGAGAAGCTATCGATGATCCGGACGAGCTGAGCGGCGAACAGGCAGTGCTTACCATTGATCAGGCAAATTACTTCAACTTTGCTATCAAGGACGTTGATAATGCACAGACAAATCCTAAGCTTATGAATGAGGCTATGGCAAGAGCAGCCTATGCATTAAACGATACGATTGATTCACTGCTTGCAGGGATCATGGTAGCCGGTGCAGCTGGTGCTGTTGGTAGTGATGCCTCTCCAATCGTTGCAACAGCTGATGATGCATACGATTATCTTGTAGAACTTGGAACACTTCTCACTGAGCAGAATGTACCGTTTGTAGGTCGTTGGGTTGTAGTTCCACCATTTTATCACGGACTTCTGCAGAAAGATCAGCGGTTTGTTGGAAATGGTACAGATGCCAATATGGCTATTCTGCAGGGTGGACACATCGGAGCTGCAGCAGGTTTCCAGATCTATGTATCAAACAATGTACCAAATACAGAAGGTGCTAAGTATAAGATCCTTGCCGGTATCAATGCTGGAGCATCTTTTGCGGAGCAGATCACAGAGACCGAAGGATACAGACCAGAGAAGAACTTCTCAGATGCAGTCAAAGGACTTCATCTGTGCGGTGCAAAGGTTCTCCAGAAGAATGCCCTTGCAACACTCACAGTCAATAAGAAATAGGAGGGTATGATATGGCCGTAATAAAGAACCTTGATACAGGACACAGCTTTATTTGTAGAAATGAACGTGTCATTGACCACTGTAAGAAAGACAGCAAAACATATGTGATCGAGGATGAGCCAAAAACCCAGAAAAGAACCAAACCGGCTGCAAAGACAGCCGACTGAGAGGTGATATAATGGATGCACTGGCGAGACTTGGTAGAAAGATAGGATCTGAAAAGCAAATAGATACGGATACGTTGAATGACTATCTGGAAGAGGCAAAGGACATCATTAATCTATTCCTGAATGTTGAGCAGTTCAATGATGCTTTTGCTTCAAAAGCTGTTGAGATCGCAGCTATATTATATGAAAAGGATGAGACAGACAAGCATGTGAAGTCTGAGAGCTATTCCGAGGGCGTTGTATCAGAGAATACTACATACCTCACAAGTGACAGCTTCGATGTACAGATTGATGGTGTGCTTAATAGTCTCAAAAGGTACAGAAGGGTATATGTCAAGCATAAGAAGAAAGATAGCACAGAAGCGGCAGAATAGCGGTATCTACAGATACTCCGTTCAAGAAGGTAGATATGGCAATGAAACATATAAATATGAGACAGAGCCGTCTGAAATTCTTGAAGGGATCCTTTGGAGCCCTATTTCATCAGAGGTAGAGGTTGCCGAGTATGGCGAGCGTGTCAATGAGATGCTTCAGGGCTGTGTGTTTGATGATAATATCAGTCTGAAAGAAAAGGATAGGGTAAAAGTGGGCGACAACATGTACAATGTGGAATCTATCAAGCCCTATCCGTCTTACCGCCTTGTGATCATAGAAAGGGTGAAGTAGATATGCACATGGATATCAAAGGTCTGGATAAGCTGATAAATGATTTTGACGCATTTGTAAATGGTATTGATGGCAATGTGAAGCAGATTGTAGAGCAGGAAGCAAATCGCATAGCCGGAGAAGCCAAGGCACTCGCCCCTGTTGATGGTGGTTATCTTAGAGAAAAGATACAAACTCGAACCACAGAAGATGATGGTAAGATAGCCGGAGAAGTTTATAACAATGCAAATTATGCAGCATATGTGGAATTTGGTACCGGTCCTGTCGGACAGGCTGCTGGGCTTAAGATTGATGGAATTGATCTTGCATACCGGCAGACACCATGGATGATACCGGTTGGAAAGATAGATAAAAGTACGGCTGAGAAGTATCACTTTATTCCTATAAAGGAAGATGGTGAGGTCATTGGATATCTCACAAGAGGACAGGCACCACAGCCATTCCTTTATCCAGCTATGAAGAATAATGAGGATCATATCGTTGAAACGCTGAAAACAGCAGTAAGAATGGAGAGTAAGATTAACAGATGATAGATGCAAGAATACAGATCAGAGAGCTGCTTGAAAGCATAGAGCATGACGGACTAACTGTCAAAATGAACTATCCGAAGTCCATTAATGGAGTTCCACTTATCACATTCTTTCAGATCGGCAATACCGGTTCCGGTATGCACAGTGTTATTGATAATTTAAGTTTCCAGATAGATGTATGGACGGATAACTTTGACGAATGCATAGATATAACACTTTTGGTCGATGATAAAATGATAGATCTTGGATTCAACAGGGATTATGAAAGCCCAGATTCAGATATCATAGATGCCAGTGGATACTATAAAAAGACTCTCAGATATAGCAGCAAAGTAGATATAAGAACAAACAGACTTATAAGTTCATAAGTAGAAAGGATGGTATAAAAATATGGCAGATACACCAAAACAGGGGCTTGCTTCTATCGGTCTTGATATCAAGATTGGAACAACGGCCCTTAATTATGCAACAAAGATCGGAGATATCGGAGGTGCACCGTCAGCACTGGAAGCTACATGTTTCAAGGACAAGTCAAAAAAGAGTGTACCGGGTGTTCAGGAGAATGATAGCTGGGAGGTTGAATATCTCTACGATAATACAGCATCTACCTCAGATTATCGTGTACTGAAAGCTCTTGAAAAGGCTGGGGCAATCGTTGATGTTGAGGTTACATTCCCAGACAATACCGTTTTCAAGAACAAGGGATATGTTACAACCACGGTTACAGGTGCAGAAGTAAATCAGCTTGTAAAAGCAAAAGCAATCGTAAACCTTCAGGGCGAATGGGAGACAACAAACCCGGCAGCCTAAAATTCAGTTGAAAGAATAAAGTATTACAGGCAGGGAGTTTTTTCTCCCTGCTTTTTTCAGGAGGTAAACAATGAAGACATTAGAGATCAAACTCAAGGTGGATGGAGTAGACAAGAAATTTCATTTGAGACTTACAGCAGGTGGTCAGAAAAAACTTAAAGAGAAATACGATGAGAACATGCTGGCAACGCTTATGAGTGCAGTGGATGATATCGACAGAGCAGTTGATATCTTAGATGCAGCATTGAATTACAAGGACAATGACAATGAGATCACGGATGGAGAGCAGTTCTATGATCTGCTTGTCGAGAACGGTAGAAACGGAGCGGAGGACTTTGCAAAGGTTCTTACAGATATTGCTGTTAATTCAGGCATTATCAAAAAAGATCAGGCAAACAGTGTCATGAACAGTATCAATGCAACCTATAAGACTATGTTCGACAATCTGGAAGAGAATGTAAAAAGGATTCAGGAAGAGAATGGAATGATCCCGGCAGCAGGAGACGAAGTGAAGACAGAGGCAGAGAATACTCCCTTATGATGTTGATAAACTTCTGTTTGAAGCCAGGATCGCAGGTGTCGGTTTCTTTGAGGCTCTAGATTATACCTGGGGCGAGCTTGTGGATATGATAAAGGTCTACAACGAGCGTGAACGCAGGATACACCAGCATGATGCAAATATTGCATTCCGACAGGCGGAGCTTATATCTATGTGGGTATGGAAGAATGACGGAGATATCAATGTATCAGATGTATTCCCATACTGGAACGAGGAAGAAAAGAAGCAGGCAGAGCTTGAAAAGTATAAGGCACTTATGTACAGATATGCGGCTAGGAGCCACAAATAATAAAGAAATAAGAAAGAAAGGAGGTGGGACAGAATATGACTATAGAAGAAATATCCGTCAAGTTTACAGCAGATACAAATAACTTGAAAAGGGCTTTGTCCGAGATCACAGAATCCTTAAAAGGTACGGAAGCGCAGACTTTAGATATAGCAAGTGCTATGGATGAGATTACGCAGCCAATCAAGGACATGTCAAAAGATATCCGGTCACTTGTGAATCAAAGTGAGGCATACAATAAGAGAATGTCTGATCTGACAAAGACAGTAGGTAGCGCAAATCGTGTTATCTCGCAGACTGCAGCAGATACACAGAAGACTTCTAAACAGAGTATAGCTGAGACAACAAAGATGGTACAGGGATGGCAGAAGGTAAAAGATAAGATGCTGGAAGTTGGAAAAGCACGACCGAATACCGGTACTGCACAGGCATCTGGCGTATCATCTCGTAGTGCAGGAGAATCATCACAGAATCCAACACAGAAAGCACTTGATTCAGAACAGGCAAAGCTTCAGAAGTTGCTTAATACATTAAATGAACAGCAGATCAAGCTGGATGTTATTAATCAGAAGTATGATCTATCTTCACAGAAGCTTCAGAAAACTGAAAGTGAGATAAAGTCGCAGCAGGCAAGCCTTGATGGTCTTAAAAAAGACTATGAAACAATGTCTTCTGTAATGTCTGAGATGAATATAAATGACAGCATCAATGAAGAGATGAAAAGGCTCAGGACTACACTTGAGGAGAATAAGATATCATTCAATGAACTTGATGCTGCAAAAAAACGACTGGAACAGTCCCCATATGAGATTGTAGATGTTGGAAAATCATTTATGTCTATGGATGCGATCATCAAGAAGATGGATGAGCTTGATGCATCTAGTGAAGACGCTTGGAGCAAGTTGGAACGGCTTGAAACTGCTATGGAAGGTGTAAGTGCTAAGAGTAGGACGTTTGGAAGTGCACAGGGTATGCAGAGATTGAACTCTGTAATCACACAGCAGGAGAACAAACTCAGATCATTGCAGAATGCATATAATACTGCATCTTCACAGTCGGCAACATTAAGCGGACAGCAGGAGATTTTAAAGGCGAAAATGCAGCATACAAAGGAATCTGTTCAGAGTGCAAAAGAGAATATCACTCAGCTTGGAGAAGCATTACAGAATACTGCACGAAAATCTTCTACCGGATTCTTTGGCAGGTTGGCATCAACGGTAAAAAATATCGGTAATGCAACGGCATCTCTTATTCATAAATTTCAAAATGGAGAGCCCCACGCACGAAAATTTGGATCGAGAATATCAGATTTAGGATCAAGAATGTCACAGACCACAAGAATGGTTAAGTCCATGGTACTTTCTATGCTGTTAATGCAGTTGATTGGAGATATGGGCGAGAACCTGCAGAGTTTTGCAAAGCAGTCAAGGATTGTAAATAGTGATCTGTCCTCACTGGCGTCATCATTCACATACCTGAAAAGCAGTATATTATCTGCATTTCAGCCATTACTCAGCTATATAACACCGATACTTACAAGTATAGTGAACACTGTGGCTGATGCATTTAATAAGCTGGCAGAGTTCTTTGCATACCTTACAGGTCAGACGACATTTGAAAAGGCTGTATATACACAAAAGGATTATTCAGCAAGCCTTGACAAATCTACAAAGAGCGCACAGGCACTTAAGAATGTGCTTCTTGGATTTGATGAGATCACAAAGCTTGAAGATAACAGCGGCAGTTCCGGATCTGGTGATGGTTCAGGATCGTTAAATACAGGTAACTGGGCGACAACAAAGGTTGATATATCAAGTAGCCTTGCAGATTCTATTAAGAATAGTGACTGGAAAGCTGTCGGTACAGCAATCAGTAATAAGTTGTGTTCTGTATTAGAGTCAATCGATTGGAATAGAGTATATGCTAAAGCTGGTGCATTTGGAACAAACCTTGCAAATTTTTTGAATGGACTTATTACACCAACGCTTTTCGGAGATCTTGGGACTACGATCGCAGGCGCATTGAATACTGCATTAAGTTTTCTTGATAGCTTTGGAACAACTTTCGACTGGTCAAATTTTGGAACATCTATTGCTACAGCGATCAATAACTTTTTTAAGAATTTTGATTGGAAGAAGGCAGCATCAGCACTGAATGCTTGGGTAGGAGGTCTAAAAACAGCAATAAAAAGTGCATTGACTGGTATATCATGGAGTACAATTCTGAAAGGTGGTCTGGATTTCCTGACGGAATTAAAACTTGATACAGTCTCAATTCTTATAGGAGCTTTTCTTTGGAAGTATGGTGGAAAACAACTTGTTGCAGGAGCACTTAAAGGTCTTCTTGATAAGCAGATTGCACTTGGAATTGGAAAGGAATCGGTTTCTGTTTCAACAACGATTGGTTTATCTGTAATAACGGCTATTGTAGGATTTAAAATAGGAAATGCATTATATGATCATATTCCTAAAGTACAAGAGTGGTCAGATTCCTTTGCTGCGTGGTTATTTGATGGAAAAGACAAAGTTAATGTTTCAAAGGCAATTACTGTTGCTTTGACAGCATTAACTCTGAGCATTGGAACAGCACAACTTATTAGCAAATTATCAGGTATGTTAGCTGAAGTTGTAAAGAATGCTGTTGCTGCAAATGCTACAACAACAGCGGTAACGGCTGCAGGCAACACTGTTGGAAGTGGAATATTAGGCGCAGCGACAAAGAAGTTAGCGGGAGCTACACTTCTTGTGAGTGGAATAGGAGTTAATATTTCTACAATAAATGAGCCGACTTTTGGCAATACTGTTATTTCAACATTAAGTACAGCTTTAGGGGCGTTAATGATAACAGGAAATCCTCAAGCTGCAATTTGTGTTGGAGTTGCATCACTTGGATTTAAAATTGGTAATACATTGTATAACAATTTTGATTCAGTGCAAAGTTGGGCAGACGGAATAGTAGAGACTCTTGGAAATGCACTTACCGGTCAGCATATTGATATGAATGATGATGGCGAACTTAGTGATGGATCAAGAACTGGTACTCTTATAGGAAAGGAATTCAAAAGTAATGTAAAACTTAATGTTGAAACTACAGTCAATGGAGTATCTGATCCAGAATTTAAGGGGATGAAAAAGAGCCTTTTAGATGCGACACCAGATCGGAGTCCAGTAGTTGATGTAAAGACAACAACAAACGGAGTGGCGGATTCAAATGGAAAGCAGATCAAACGGATATCAAATGTTTTTAATAGCAGTTTTAATGGTAAGAAAGCTTATTTTGATGCCATAACGCAGGCGAATGGCAGGAATATGCCGACATCGAAAGCATTTGCAAAGGTTGCAAACAGCTATACTGCAGCCTGGAAAGGCAAAACAGTATCATATAAGATTAATACAACAAAAAAAGATAAAATAAAGAATGCAGCAACAAAAAATAAAGCAGCTTGGACAGGCAAGAATGTTACATATGGTACCTATACAGCAGTTAATGGCGTTGGCGGATCGGCAAAAACGGTTGAATCTACAAGCAACTCAATGAAGAGTTATTTTACAGGAAAGACTGTTTTGTATAATGTGACAACACAGAGTGATTCAACCTTGCAAAGCATTGGACAGAATGTGTCAAAACAAATATATGCTGGAATGTCAAAAAACGCAATAAAACTAGCAGTAAGAAGTGGTCCAGATCCGCTCAAGGGAGCCATGAATGGTGTATATAGTTTTACACCGGCTTATGCAACTGGTGGTTTTCCGGAGGATGGTCTCTTCATGGCGAACCACGGAGAGCTTGTTGGTAAGTTCAGCAACGGTAAGACAGCTGTAGCAAATAATGCACAGATTGTCGAAGGTATCGAAGCTGGTGTATACAGAGCAGTTACGGCTGCAAACAGCAGTAGTGGCAGATCAGGTGGATCATCTCCTGTGATCAATGTATATGTTGGTGGAAAAGAAGTGACAGATGTTGTTGTAAAGGATATCAATGACAGGACCATACAGACAGGCAAGAATCCGCTACTGGTATAGAAAGGAGTGAGACTGTGGCAGAGCTTGTAATAAATGGAGTAGACATGCCAGATCCTGCGATCAATGGCGGTCTCACTTATGCTCCGGAGAAGATCTGGAGCAAGAACACCGGGCGAACCTCAAACGGAGAAATGTTCGGTGACATAGTGGCAAGAAAAATGACGTTGAAGATTAAGTGGAACTATCTCACAGAATCACAGATAGCACTCATCGAAAGTGCAATCTATGATTCTTTTTTTGATGTCAAATTCAAGGATCCACGAACAAAGAAGTATGTAACTAAAAAGATGTATGCAGGAACTCCGACTTATCCTGTGTATGATGTGCGAAACGGATCATACAGATATACAGGTGTAGGAGTTGACCTGATCGAGAAGTAGGAGGTTACAGATTGTACACAAATGTATCAGAAGACTTAAAAAATAGAATGGCAGGAGATGGCAGAACATTTAGAGCTCGTATGACGCTTGATGATACTGTGATCGAATCCGGATTTGTCAGTTGTGATATGAAGTGTATAGCTGGAACTGGAACAAGCACCTTAGAAATAGGGTGCGCCAGTTCCACACAGCTTGATATCACAATGATCCAGCCGGATATCAGCCTTACAGGTAGAGAGTTTCTTTTTGAGCTTGGGCTTATGCTTGATGATGAAAGTATTGAGTATGTCAAAATGGGATACTTCATGGCACAGAAACCGTCTGTAGATGATGACCGGATCGCATTCACAGCCTATGACCGGATGGCTTATAGAATGTCTGGATATTATTTGTCAAAACTCACATATCCATGTGATGTGTCAGACGTGTGTAAAGAGATAAGTTCCATGACAGGTATCACTATGAAGAATGCTCCGTCAGGAATCAGTATCGCAAAGAACTTTGACGGTTACACATACCGGCAGGCAGTTGGATTTATAGCCGGGCTTGCAGGGAAATTTGCAACATTTGGCAGGGATGGTGTACTGGATTTTAGATGGTACAATCCGGTAGATTATTTGATAGATCTTGATAGATCATTTGATGATGTTGTTGTGCAGGAGAATCTGTTTCAGGTTGGCTATATCTCATGTGCTGTAGATGAGAACAGTACACTTAAAGCCGGAGATGGAACAACCGGAATAGCAACAAGCAACTTTCTGATGACACAGGAGATCCTTGATAGTTTGTATACGGCATTGAAAGATATGAGCTATCACCCGGTGACCTGCAGTTTTGCCGGAGATATGTGCCTTGACCTTGGAGATATTGTTCAAGTATCAGATAAAGCTGGGAAAGTATATGATGTTCCGATTATGAGCCTTAATTTCAGTTTTGATGGTGGCCTTACAACAGATATAGGTTCGTATGGCAGTACAGAGCTTAGTGAAGTTACTTTTGTGAGCCCAACTGAGAGCTATGCTCAGCAGGTATTCAGACGATTATATGCGGATAAGTTAGATGTTACACAGGCTTATATAAAGTTTGCGACTATTGAGAAACTGCAGGCAGCAGAGGGGGATATCAAAAAATTAAAGACTGATAAGCTCAATGTGACGGATGCAGACATCAAATATGCAAAGATAGACTTTTCAAACATCGGAAAAGCGGCATTGGAACAGTTTTTTGCAAAATCCGGATTGATCGAGAATGTTGTTGTCGGAGATCAGCAGATAACCGGAACCCTTGTTGGTGTGACAATCTTAGGTGACAGTATCAAAGGTGGTACAGTCATAGCGGATAAGCTTGTTATCAAAGGTGAGGATGGCCTGTATTATAAGCTCAATACAGATGGGAAAACTGTAGAGAAAGAGCAGACAGACTACAACAGCCTTGATGGTGGTGTGATCAGAGCTAAGTCTATTACGGCAACTAAGATAGCGGTTGAAGATTTGGTTGCCTTTGGAGCAACTATTGGCGGCTGGCATATAACCGATAGTGGTCTGTATTCCGGTACAAAAGAAGCTCTTGATAATGTTTCAATGGGAATGTTTCTTGGAAACGATGGACAGCTTAACATAGGTGATTCCGAGAACTTTATTATGTTTTATATAGATGCACAGGGGAATACTCACCTTGCCATATCGGCAGATGAAATGAAACTTGGTAAGCAGAATATAGGGGACATTATAAAGAATATAACAGGTGTTACATCAAATCTGGATAAGATACTCAATACAAAAGAGGCAAATATCAGTAAACATACAGACTATATCACTTTTAAGGACGGCAACATTAAGCTTGGCGATTCCGCATCCACTAAAACACTTGAGGTAAGTAACGAGAACGTGAATGTGAAAAGTGGAGAAGATGTTGTAGCCAGTTTTGGGGAAGAAGTTGAAATTGGGCCAAAAAAGAATATAAAAATCACGAAAGATGGTGCAGAATTTTTTGATCCAAGTAACGGTGGTAGCATTTGCAAGATTTATTGTGGAAACGTTCAGAGCGTGGATGATGATGGAACAGTTATAACAAAATATTCGCCGTATTTTACATTCGGGTATCGACGATTAGATGAAATTCACAAAATCGGTGAATTATCGGTATCAGAAGGTTTTTATACAACGGCATCCGGTAATTATTCTCACGCAGAAGGAGCTTTAACTACGGCATCTGGATATGCTGCACATGCCGAAGGATATAACGCAAGACAATCTATGTTCGGAGCATCCGGTGATTATTCTCATTCAGAAGGTGCCAATACAACGGCATCCGGTAATTATTCTCACGCAGAAGGATATTCATCTACCGCATCCGGCAAAGCTTCTCACTCCGGTGGCTGTTACACAATCGCCTCAAAAGACTATCAAACCGCAATCGGTAAATACAATGCCGAGCGTGATGATGCGTTATTTGTAGTAGGAAACGGCGCAGAGGATACCGATAGATCAAATGCTATGGTGGTTACCGAAAATGGAGACGTACAGGCGAGCAGTTTTAATGGTCATACAATAACGACAGGAACTGAAATTTGTGCAGCAGTAGCCAATAAACCGACAGCAACACATGTAAAGTTCCAAGAAACACTGCCAAAGGTGCCGGCTGTATTACTTGATCCGTTGACTACTGTTCCGGGAACAGTATTTAAGGGATGTTCAGCAACAAATATCACTACGACAGGTTTTGATCTCTATGTTACAAGAACAGACAATGGAGATACATCGGTGAAATGGGTAGCAATTACATAATAAGGAGGACAATATGAAACAGGTTATATGTACAGTGATCGGAGCGGTTGGCTCCGGAATAGCAGCATTGTTTGGCGGCTGGGATACCGGGTTGGTATCCCTTTTAATATTTATGGCACTTGACTATGTGTCAGGATTGGTGGTGGCCGGAGTATTCCACAAAAGTAACAAGACCGATACGGGATCGCTTGAAAGCAAGACGTGCTGGAAAGGGTTATGCCGTAAATGCATGACGCTTGTATTTGTGCTTGTGTCGTACAGGCTTGATTTGATTATCGGAACAAACTATATCAGGGATGCGGTGATCATAGCATTCATGGCAAATGAATTAATCTCATTGGTTGAAAATGCAGGTTTAATGGGGATTCCGTTGCCAGCGGTGATCACGAAAGCTATCGACATTCTACAGAAAAAATCAGAAAGTGAGGAATAGAATATGAGTATTGTTGACAAGATTATAAGCACAGCAAAGAGCCAGATCGGAACATGTGAGCCGGATGGTGATGATAAGTATATTAAAGTATACAATGAGCTGACCGGGGCAAAATTCGGTATGGATGTGGCATGGTGTGCCATTTTCGTAACTTGGGTAATGTATATGTGTGGTGTGGCAAAGGATGTGGTTACAAGATTTGCAAGCTGCACAGCCGGAATGAAGTGGTTTATCAGCAAAGGACGCTGGCAGAACGCAAAAGCTTACGGTGGCACATACACACCAGTTCCGGGCATTTTGATTTTCTTCTCAAAGGGACATAAGCTGACAGATCCGTCGCACGTTGGAATTGTGACGAAAGTAACATCTACATATGTATATACAGTAGAGGGAAATACTTCGGATGCTGTTCACGAGCGCAAATACTTATTAAATGATCCGTACATCATCGGATATGGTGTGCCGTCATATGCCGACAATGTTAAAGCAGATATAAAAGATAATGATACCGGATACAAGACTGTAGAGGTAAAGAAAGGCGACACACTCTGGGGTATTGCAGAGAAGCACCTCGGATCAGGATCACGATATAGAGAGATCATGAGTTTAAACTCACTTACAAGTGCAACGATTCATCCAGGCTTGGTACTTAGTATCCCGGGTACAAATGCGAAAGCAAACGAAGCATCTAAGAAGACAAAGACATATACGGTCAAGAAAGGTGATACCTTATGGGATATTGCTGCAAAGTATCTGAAGAATGGTGATCGGTATGTTGAGATCATGAGCCTGTCGAAGATCACCGGCACCACGATTCATGTTGGGCAGATATTGACATTACCAGCTGTTTGATTTTAGGGGCAATTTAGGGGCAAAAATATTTCATTTACTTTCATATTTGATACAATAAGAAGTGCTAGAAAATGGCTTAAAACCTAGATTTTTCAATTATTTTCATAGTTGGGAAAAATTAAGAAAGTGCCGGTCGCCGGCATTATTCAAAAAGCTTGAAACTGAAAGGTTTTAGGCTTTTTTTCGTTTGTCTAAAAATGGATAAAAATTCTAG